TCGTTAGGACCACCAGCAGTCATTTATCTTTTAACTTTTTTATTATTTAGCGAGGATTAAGTATGTATTTACCATAAGGTATATTAAGAAGGTCATCTAGTTCATTTCGTTGAACCACATAGAGTTGTCCTGCTAGTTCGCTCCATGTATAGTTCCTTGATTTTCTCCAATGAAAGTTGAGACCTTTGAATCCCCATCTCTCTAATGAAGTACATGCAATCAAAGGATGTTGGTCATAAGTTTCACCAGGAGTCTTAGCATTATATACAAAGGTATAGAACTTACCTACTTCAGGAATAGGTTCAACAGTTTCATTTAGAACTTCCATAATCTCCATCATCATTTCTTCTGGATCATTAGTTCTATTGTTTAAGTCACTTAGATATTGTCTGATACGATTATCTTCTTCTTGCTGTTCTATCCCATCATTAAATCCAAAACTATCTACCATGATGGATACCTAATTCTTTTTCTGTTATGATTTTAAATTCAATTCGTTTATCTTTACACCACTCAGATGCTGCTCTCCATTTTGCTTGGTTCATAGCATAAGTTTTACATTCGTAGATATATGATGAGGTCACTTTCTTTCTTTTCTTTGGTGGTCTTGTTTGCTTTGCAGGTTTAACTTCAATAACATATGTTTTTGTACTACCATTACTTTCTTTTACTTTCATAATAAAGTCTGGAAAGTAACGACGAGTCTTACCATCAGGAGCACGGTATGGTATAAAGAACTCTTCACTTCCCCATTCAATTACATTCTCATTCAAATCACAGTAGTGACAAAACTTTTTTTCCCATGTACTTCTACAAATGATGTTAGTTATATCTCCTTTATATTTTCTGGGATGAGAAGGTTTGAATAAACTTTTTTTACTTTCTGCCATCTCTTATACATAATATATAAGGTCAAATAATATTTATAAATGACTATCTTAGCACCCTGGAAGATATCAGACATAAAGAACCATCTGCTTCGACCTGCTCTTACAAATAATTTTGAGGTTGAAATCCCTTTTAATGCTATTCTTAATTCTAAATTAGGAAGTCTTTTGAAGGATGAGGTTCTGGATGATGCTGGAATATTTTTGAATACTAATGAACAAATTAAGTTGCGTTTACTATGTTCTGAAGTATCTTTACCAGGATCTCAATTAGCAACTACGGATGTTCTGAATGATCGTACTGGTGTAAGAGAGCAACATGTTCATCGTAGATTGTATGATGATCAGGGCATAGATTTTACTTTTTATGTAAATGCAGATAATTATATTCCGATTAGAATTTTTGAAACTTGGATGGATTATGCTGTAGGTGTAGAGACGCAAGCACAGCGTGAAGATACTAAGAATACAAATTATTTTTATAGAATGAAATATCCTGATGAATATAGTGCGGATCAGGGATTAAAGGTTACAAAATTTGAAAGGGATTTTAATAGTAATGAGAGACTGGGGGGAGGAGTATTGGAGTATGAATTTATTAGGGTATTTCCTAAAGCAATCAGTTCAATGCCTGTTTCTTATTCAGGAACAAATTTATTAGAGGTCAGAGTAACCTTTAGTTATATTAGATATGTAATGAATAAGGGATGGATGCAGACTTCTAATCAAGATCCAGCTAGATTAATTGCTGGTATTGCAGGTAAAGTGCTAACAGGAGATCTTGGAGGTGCTTGGAGGAGACTTAATTCTGGTGGAGTTCCTTCACAAGTAGCAAATGCAGCAGGTAATGCTGTTAGATCGTTAATTACTTTTGCTTTTGGTCAAGAAACTACTGATAATCTTAGAGGTGGTGCAAGATGGGCTTCAAATACAATGAGTTGGTTGGGTAGTTTTGGTCGCTGATTAGTGTATAAATAAAGTACACTGAATTGTATTAGGATATTATGCCTTTACCAAAGATTGCTACTCCGACATATGAGTTGGAGTTACCTTCCACTGGAAAACCTATTAACTATAGACCTTTCCTTGTTAAAGAAGAAAAACTTTTAGTTCTTGCATTAGAGAGTGAAGATAATAAACAAATTACTACTGCAATAAAAACTGTAATTAAAAGTTGCATTAGTACAAAGGGAATTAAAGTAGAAACTCTTCCTACATTTGATATTGAATATCTATTCCTCAACATCAGAGGTAAGTCTGTTGGAGAAGAGTTAGAAGTTAATATTATTTGTCCTGATGATGAAGTAACAGAAGTTCCTGTTACTATTGATTTGGATGAAATACAGGTTCAGAAGAATGATGATCATACTAATAGAATCCAGATTGATAGTAATATTATGATGGAGATGAAGTATCCATCACTTGATCAATTTATTAAAAACAATTTTGATTTTAAAGAAGGAAATCAAATGGATCAGTCCTTTGATTTGATTGCATCATGTATTGATAAGATCTATACTGAGGATGAAGTATGGTCTACTGCTGACTGTACTAAGAAAGAAGTGAAAGAGTTTCTTGAATCAATGAACTCATCTCAGTTTAAGGATATTGAGAAGTTCTTTGAGACGATGCCTAAGTTACAGCATACTATTACAGTTAAAAATCCTAAGACAAAGGTTGAAAGTGATGTAGTACTTGAGGGACTAGCATCTTTTTTCGGGTAGGCATGTCGCATATGAACTTGGAGAATTACTTCAGGTTAAATTTTGCGTTGATGCAGTACCATAAATATAGTTTGACGGAGGTAGAAAATATGATGCCTTGGGAACGAGACATCTATGTAACTTTACTTCAACAACATCTTGAGGAAGAAGAACTAAAACGCAAACAGCAACAAGCGAATGCCTAAAGCAAAACTTGACAATGCATATGAAATACTTTTAGATTATGGATACATCGAACCAGGTGTATCTGATAGAGAGTATTGGCAAGCACTTAAGCAAGCGACTTTAGATTTTAAAGAAGAAAATAATATAGAATACTTTGATATTGTAAGAGCAGAAGAAAAGGAACTTAGAGATAAAGTAGTTCCAAAAGTAAAGAAAACAAAGATAACTGGTGGAGCATTTAAGAAAGGAACATCACAAGAATCAGTAGAAAATATTCAAGCTAATACTGAGGTTACTTCTCTTGCTATAAGAAACCCTACACCTGATGTAACTGCTAAAGATATTACTCCTGTTACTGAAGAGGAGGAACCTAAGAAAGCAGAAGTAAAAACATCACCTGTTGGGGAAGGTTTAAAGAATATTCTTAATTCTATTGCAGGAACTACTGAGTCTATTAAGAATGTTCTTATAGGACAGCAGAAAGCAGATAATGATGCTGCTAAAGATGCTGCTCAAGATGCAGAACAATCTGCAAGAGCTGGTCAAGAAAAGAAATTAGAGACAAAAGTATTTGATGGAGTTAAAAAGGTAGGAGAGAAGGTATTAAAACCAGTTCAAGGTATATTTGAGAAGATATTTGGATTTCTTAAGAAAGTTTTACTAGCAGATATTGTTAGGAGACTTTTTAATTGGTTGTCTGATGATGGGAATAGGAAGAAAGTAGGATCAATATTTAAATTTGTTCAGAATTTCTGGCCACTATTGTTGACTGGATTTTTATTGTTTGGAACTGGTATTGGATCCTTAATCACAGGAACAGTAGCAGCAATTGCAGGATTTATTCCTACATTATTAGGACTTATACCAGGATTGGTAGCATTCTTGGCATCTCCGATAGGGTTAGCGGTTCTGGGGACTGCTGCGGTTGTAGGTGGTGGGATGTTGATTGCTAATAAGATAAAGGGTGGTGGTGATAAGGATAAAAAAATAGAGGCCAGTGAACCTGTTAAGATGAATAAGGGTGGATCAGTTCCTGGAAAAGGTAATACAGATACTGTTCCTGCTATGCTAACTCCTGGTGAGTTCGTATTAACTAAGGAAGCAACTGAGAAGTATGGTACGGATACTCTGGAAGGAATGAATGCTGCTGCAGCAACTGGTAAGAAGGAAACATCAGGAATAGGTAGAGGTGTTGGTAGTGCTGTAGGTGGATTAGCTGGTGGTGTTGTTGGTTTCTTTGCTGACTCACCCATAAGTCCTGTTGCTGATATTGCATTAGGTCTAGCAGGTAGTGCAGCAGGTGGAGAGATTGGTGATAATGTAGAGAGAAAAGTGAGAGGTATGAATAAGGGTGGTAAGGTCGAACCTATGAGCAAAAAGTTAGGACATACTAGGGGTACTGTAACTGATCCAAAAGAAAAAGAAAGAATCGAAGCAGAGACGCTTAAGTGGGTTAACAAAGAACGAGTAGAATTTCTTGGATTACCTCCTTTAGATAAAATAACTTATGCGGAGGGTGTGGAACTTACAAAAGCAATGGGTCCAGAATATTATGGTAAGGGAATAATAGAAACATCAGATACTCAGAGTAATTTTGAGACCATGACGAAAACCACATGGAAGACAAAATCAAGAGGTGCTGAAACTATTTTTCAAGGATCAGTAGGTCGATTAACAGAAGAAGATAAGCAAGCGTATCTTGATTCAAAACCTAACGCAAGACTTGCACAAGCCCTCCACCAGCAGATTGAAATGGATAATTTAGGTGCTGACATATCTGCTAGTGCTAAAAAGTCTGCTGGATATAATAAGGGTGGTCTTGTTCAACACTTTAATAAGGGTGGAAGGGTTCTTAGTACCAGTGAGAATGCTACTATGCAAAGAGGTAAGGTAGTATCTGGTAATATGAGTCAATCAAATGCTGAGAAACTAAAACGGGAAATTGAATTAGAGAAGGCAGAAGATAGAGCAATAAGCATATATGGATTTAATTCACCAGAATATAATGAAGTACAGAAACAGAAACTTATATTGTCAGGAACTCCAGCAGAGGCTATTTACACAGATAAGAATGGTGAGGTTAAAGTGCGTGGATATTCAACTTTTGATGGTCAGACTACTGTTTTTGATGGTAAAAATAAGAAGGGTAAATCAGGTGGAGGACTGGGTAGGATACTAGGTGGTGCTGCTGATTTCTTAACAGGTAATCTGACTGACTTTGATGGTAAAGGTGGTAAAACATTTGGTGCATCAAGAGTTCTTGCTGGTGCTGCTGATGCTTTAACTGGTAATAGGTTTGATTTTGATAAGCATGGTAAACCTGCACAAGTTGCTAAGTCGAAACCAAAACATACTGAGATAGCTCCTCCATCAACTTCTTTTAGTGGTCGTGGTTCTAACTCTAAAGTTACTGCTATAAATGCTGGTAGTGTTGGTAATACTATTGATGCTACTCAGAAGACTCCACCACCAGAAGTTCCTCATTTTACTGCTACTTTGTATAGGTCGAATGATAAAATCAAAACTTTGGGGATAATGGTATAACATGGTCTGGGCAGCATTAGGAAAAGGATTAATGGGTGCTGGTAGAGTAGTAGGTGGTGCTGCTAGAACTACTGGTCGTGGTGCTCGCATGGCACGGAGAATGTTTAGGAGGAAAGGTGGAAAGGATGCACCTGAAAAACCTGCTTCTGAACAAACAGTAGATATAAAAGCAACAAGAGTGCGTCCTAGTTCTGCATTAGTACCTTTTGCTGCTGGTCCAATTACTGGGACAGCAGTTGAATCTACTTCTACTTCTAGTGGTGGAGATGATGCTGAAGAGATTGCAATTCGTATTAAAACAAATCTAATTTCTGTAGAAAAATTATTAAAGGATAGTGCTGCTTATAGGGAGAATGTAAGAGAACAAGAAAGAATAAAGAAAGAGAAGCAGAAGGCGGATGATGCTGAAAAGAATCTAGAGAAAGATAAACCAAAGCAGAAAAATAAATTTAAGTTACCTGTACCAAAAGAAGTTAAAAGTTTCTGGGGCAATATAAAAGACTTTCTTATGAAAGTTTTCTTAGCTCAATTTATGGATCAGATAATAAACATGCGTGGTCCATTGATTAATGTTCTTAAAGTTCTTGCTAAGGTTGCTGATGTTGCACTTAATATTATTGGATGGATTTTTAATGTGGTAGTTACTATAGTTGATGCTGCATTTAAATTAGTAGAGGGAATGAGAGGATTAGTAGGGAATGTATTTGGTGAGAAAGGTTTAGAAGTATTTGATTCTTTCACGAGTACACTGGTGAAGGTAATAAATCTTGTTGGTAGTGTTGGGATGGTATTTGCTGCTCTTGGTGGAGTAGGTATGGTAACAAAATTGATGGCATTGTTTCAGGGTGGGTCGGCAATAGCAGCAACCGCTGGAGCAGCAGGTGGGGCAGGTGGTGTAGGTGGTACAGCAGCTAGTGTAGGAGGCATGGGAGCAGGAGCAGCTGCTGCAGTTGTAGCAGGTGCTGGACTTCTTGCGTCTGGTCTTGGAGAAGGTATAGGTCAACTTAATAAATGGGGTTTAGAAAGAGAGGAGAATTGGAAGAAGAAGGCTAAGGATAAGTGGTGGACTGATCCTAGAAAATATTTCTGGGCTGCAGCAGCAGGAATAATGACTGTATTGAATAGATTCTTTGGATTTATTGGTGCTATATTTGATATTATTGGAGCTCCTTTTAGGATGATCATAGAGTTAATACGATTCCCCTTCCTTGATGAAGAAGGTAAGAAGAAGCAAGCAGAAAATCTTGCTAAGTATGATGCAAGAATTAGAGAACAACTTAGACAGGGACTTAATGCTATTGATTTTCTAGGTTTGATTAGTGATGATAAGGGATCATGGGGAAGTTTGTATGGTGAAAAGGGTACTGATGGAATGGGGTATACTAAGGATGGTAAGACAAAGGTAAGTGATGATCCAAGTGAAAATAAAACTAGTGCAACTAATACTGGTAAGATGACTCCTTTTGATTATCTTAGGGAACAAGGTCTTGAAGTTAGGGATTTAGAAGATGGAGCGAATAGAATAGTTCATGTTTATAATCCAAAAGTTGAGAGTAAAGATGGAACTCGTCAAGGAGTTAAAGTATCAGGAACATATAAAGGAAAGGAACAAGTTTCTACAGAGCAATTTATTAATAGTCATCCAGCTTTCAATATTAAAAAACTTAAACAGATAGCAAATGATACTAAACCTCAAGGAATAATGAGAGGTATTACTGGTGCTGCTGATTTCCTTACAGGTGGTATGTTTGATTTTGATCAGAGAAATCGTGAGGGTGCTCCAAAGGATTTTGGTATCAGAAGAATTGCAGGAGGACTAGCTGATTATGCTACATTGGGTATAACTGATTTTGATAAGAGAGGTGCTGGTAACTTCCAAGTTAATCCTATGTTTGGTGGTAAAGATAAAGCATGGGGTTCTCGTAATGAGCAAGCAAAGAGAAGAGAGAAGCAATCTGGATTTGGATTGAAGAGAGGTATAGGTGGAGCATTAGACTTTGCTACATTTGGTATGTTTGATTTTGATAAACAGAATCGTAGAGGAGCACCAAAGGGTTTTGGAATTAAAAGGGTTATTGGTGGACTTGCTGATGTCTTAACTGGTGGAACAACTGATTTTGATAAAAGAGGTGCTGGTATTGGTCAGTTTGGTGGATTTACTGGTAGGAGGATGCAAAGACCATCAAGAACAAGATCTCATTCTTCTTTTGTAGATAAGTATATGAAGATTGCTGGTGAAAGATATATTCCTGGTCAACCTTTAACTGAGAGGCAATATCAGGTTGCAACAATGGGTATGCAAATGGGTAACACATATAATGATGATGTACTTAGATCTTATGCCATGTATGAAGAACAGAATGTTTCTTCAGAACCTGAAGTCATTATTATTAATAAGAACAATACTGTTCCTGTTAGGGTAGGAGGTGAACAAGAGATGATGGTTGTAGGTGGATCTGATAGTGGAAGTTCTGATGAAAGTTATGCTAGTTATCAAGGTCATTAAATATAATTAAGAGGTAATATCTATGACAATTCTATCAAGACAATCTACACCTGCTACCATTAATGAGGCAACAGTTATATCCAATACTTCAGGTGAAACTGTTGGGTTGGAGAATGGTACTTTTAATTTGACTTATTATGAAAGTATTTTGCAGGATACTATTCATGCTTCCTTTACTTATAGTGATACTGGAACTATAAATGGTCCTTTTGATGGAAAAAATGCAGTAGATGGGTTACCTATAAAAGGATCTGAAAAATTTCTTTTAAAATTCACTGATAATCTTGACAATGTACTTGAGTTTAAGGGTGATAGTTCTTTATATGTGAATAATGTTACTTCTTTATTGGATGAAACAACAAAGTCAATGACTCAGTTGCATTTAGTATCGAAAGAATATATTTTAAATGAAAAGGTAAGAATTAATTCTAGATTGGATGGTCTTGTATCTCAACATATAGAAAAAATTCTTACGGAAGAAAAATATTTAAACACGAAAAAGGATATTGATATTGAAGAGACTGTTCTGCAGATTAACGAGACACCTAAGAATAAGAAACCATTTTATATAATGAATGAGATGTCTAAGAAAGGAGTCTCTGCTGAGAATCAAAAGTTAGGAAAGAGTGCAGGTTATTTTTTATATGAAACTTCTGAAGGATTTAAATTTAAATCTATTGATGGTATGTTAAGTCAGGAACCAAAGTTAAGAGTACTTTATAATGAAACTACTTCTCAAAGTGAGAAGGAAATGCCTTCAGGTTATGATGTAAAGGCACTTACTTATGAGCGTTATAATTTAGTTAATGTTCAAAAGAAACTTGCCATTGGTGCTTTTACTAGTAAAGTTCTCACTTTCAATCCATTTAGTTTTAGTTTTGAGATTGCTAACCCTCAGTCATTTTTATTTGAGAATGATTATAAAATGGGAGGAGAAGAGTTGTTTAAATTGAATGAAGAATTTAGTAGTAGTGAAGCAAATGGAGATTTTTCTATCACATCATTGAAGATGAAAAGTGTTGGTGGATTGCAGATAGGAAATACTGAGACACAACTTAGTAAATCTAAAGAGGTTGATTTTACTGTAGATCAGATTCTCAATCAATCTTTCATGAGATATAATCAATTGTTTACCTCTCAAGTTAGCATTACAATACCTGGAGACTTTTCATTACATGCTGGTGATGCTATAGTTGTAGATGCTCCTATAGTGGAGTCGGATACAAAGAATGATGATTTAAATGAGCAAAGTGGGGGTCTATATATTATAAGTGACCTTGCTCATTATGTTACACCGCATGAAACTTTTACTAAATTAAATTTAATAAGAGATTCATTTGGTACTAAACCAAAGAATGACTAATCCTTAGGAGGAATCTATTATGACAACGCCAACTCCAAAACACGATCTAGAACATGAAGTTTATCTAGATCCTAAAGATCATAAAGAACATGTAAATCATGGTATGATTGAATATACGGAGGCAGATCTAGAGATGCATAATGATGCATTCCATGCCCACTCAGAGGATGAAGTGAATAAGAATGAGGGTAAGATTAATGATTGGCACACAAGACATGAAGATAAGCACCTAGAGGTGTATTGTGATAACCATCCAGACTCACTGGAATGTAGAGTTTACGACGATTAAATATGTCAGAAGGAGAAGGAGCATCTAATAAGAATTTTGGTAGCGGCGGCAACAGATGGCATGGCCAGATTGTTGATGATTCCGTGTGGAGAGATAATATATTAGCAGGAAAGTATGAAGATAAAGATACTCCTCCAGGATGGGGAAGACGATATAAGGTTAGAGTTTTTGGTGAGCATGATCTTGGAGGAGAAGAAAAGTATCCAATCCCAGATGAGCAGTTACCTTGGGCAAACATAGAGTTCCCTGTTACTGCAGGTTCAGGTGCAGGTAATTGCAGACAGACTCCTAATTTACGGCAAGGTAATATTGTTAGTGGGTACTGGGCTGATGGTGATGGCAAGCAAATGCCTATCATCACAGGGGTATTTTCTAATAATGAACAGAATGAAATGGGAACTACATATCCTATTCCTGTTACAGAATCTGGTGCAAGTTTAGCAGTTAGTGCATTTGCCAATAAGCAATTAAAATTACCTGAAGGAACTGCTAGACCTAAACCACCCCAGACTTCATTAATAACAAAGAAACCAACTCCTAAAGCAATAGCACAGGAGATTGCGAATGTGATTCCTAATACTCCATTAGATGATTTGGGATTACCTTTGGGTCGTCCTCGTACCCCTACTATTCTTGCTGATATTCAGAAAGCAGCAGAGTTGGCAGGTTTAAGAAGTGATTTAAATCCAAGTCAGATAACAGAGTTTACGAAATATTATGTTCAGAGGGGAATAAGTGAAAGAAAAAAACAGGCAAGATCTCCTTTCTCTCCTGCATCTCCAGGTGCTACAACTGAAGCATTAGGTGAACACTTAAAGACTGCTCAAGATATTGGTAGAGAAAATAAGTGCGAAGAAAAAATTGTTTTAATATCTCCTGATAATGTAGTAGACTCTGCAACGAAAGCAATTCAAACGATTAGTGAAAATCTAACACAGCAGATTAAACTTTATACTAATTCTCTTACAGATTATGCTGCTGCTACTCAAAGGCCAGGAGATGATTTCCCTAAGATGGTTAAGGATTCTGCATGTCAGATTTCTAAGTATATGAAAGTCATTATGCAGAAGGTTCAGGAGTATACTAATAAGAAAATGAATGCTGAGTTGACAGATATTGTTGCTGAGATGCCTTCTTATATGAGAGCACAGTTTTTAGATGTTAAGGAAGAGAATAATAAGAATTTGGTTAAATCTTTCAATGGTATTACTGATGGTATGTGTGGGTTGTTAGAAGATATTTTAACTTCATCATTAGATATTAATAGTTTAGTGGACCAAGCACAAGAAAGAGCAGCTAGTTCCAATCCATTTTCAACGGGAATATCACTTGCAGAACAGATTCTTGATGCTGCAGGATCTGTTGCTGGTAGTGGGACAGGTAATGCAACTACTAATTTTTCTCCTGGTTCTAATGATAGTACTATAGATTTAAGTGGGATAGCTCAACCATATAATGCAGGACAAACTTATCAACTAGGAGATATTATTCTTTTTGAAGGTAAAACATATATTTGTGCAATTCCTTCTAAAGGTATTGAACCTTCGGTATTTAATAACAACTGGCAAACACATTCGGGGGTAAAAAGTATATTGTCTTCTGAGAATGAGATTATTCCTTATCAAAATGAAGAAAGAGAAACTTATACAAAGGTTCCTATTTGTTATGCAGAAGATATTGTAGGTAAGGTATTTTCATATAATAAAGCATCTATTAATGGGGCAGTAGAGAAAGCAGTTAATGGAATGAATAAGTATGTTGAAGACATGCAGAGTCAATTAGATGCTTATGATGCAACCTTTGTATATAAAGCAGCAAAGGATGATAATAAAGGGGTCATTTCTTTGAGTGATGAGGAAGGACTTGGTGATGATAGAGGTGGTGCTGGATATACTACACAAGTTTCTGTTGCTACTACCTTTAGAGGAAGTCTAAGTGCCGCAGGAGATCAAGAAACAGGTGGTGGATTAAAAGTTGATATTGTAGTTTCTAGAGGTGGTCCTACTGGTAGAGCACCTGAATTTTATGATTCTCAATTTACCGTAGCAGGGATGGCAGGTGTTGCAGCAGTAATAGATGAAGATCATTATTGGATAACATTAAAAAATGATGGATCTGGTTATGCATATAATGAAGATGATGGACTTGGTGGTACTACCCCTGTAACCACAGCAATTTTATATAATTGTCCGACAACTGGTGGTTCAGGTACAGGTGCTACAGTAGATATTTACTTTGAAAGTGGTAAGGTTAAAGCAGTAAGATGTCAACTACCTTATACTGGTTCAGTTTCTGATAACGGTTATAAATTAGGAGATATTTTATCAATTAGTGGGAGTGGTGCTACTGGTGGAGAAGGTGGTGGGACTTTTGTTTCTGGTTCTGGTAGTGGTGCTCAGTTTGCAATTAATTTTAAAGAACATCAAAATGTACAAGGTAGATTGAGAGGTCCAATTGATGATAGAGGAATTACTATTTCTGATGGTGGGAATAATTATCAAGTAGGTCAGTTAGTTAATGTAGATCAAATAGGAAATCCTCAACCTTTAAATAATGATCCTGCAAATAATATAGGATCCCCACAAGGTGGTGCTCCTGGCGGTAGTGGAGGAGTAGATGCTTCCTTTACTGTCGTTGGTGTATTTGATAAGGGAGATAAGAGAGCAGGGGTTGCAGATGATCCTGCTGCTGCTGGTGGAGGACAAGGAGGGTTTGGTAATATGTTATCAAGTCTTAGTGGAGTTCTTGGTAACTTGACAAGTGCTCTTGATTTTGATAATATGCCAACAAACATATTTCCATTTGAACTTCCTCCTAATAAAGCACTTGCTGATTTTTATACTCTAGGTGATGCTGGTCAAGCTGCTCCTGACAGTGAGATTCCTATGATGGGACAAATTACTAAGATGGCAAGTAAACCACCATATGTACCTGGTAATATTGACGAACTTCCTTTTGCACTACCTGTTGATCCTCAGAATATTAATTTAAATATTCGTGCTACTGCTAAGGATGCACAAGTAGCACTAGATAATACAGTAGCAGGATGGCAAAATGCTACTAATAGATTAATGAATACCGATCAATATACTTAATAAATATTACTATGACTTTAAAAAGAATTATAATATAAGATGATCTCTACTGTAAATCTATTTGGAGCGTCAACTAAAAATGACATTAAAGTCGGTTATATATCTACTACTCGTGGGTATGTAACTGGTGTAGGGATTAGGGATGCTAACAAATATGCTAAGAGTGATCCAGGAACTAAATTCATTCTTCAGAACAGAGATTATATTAAGTATTTAAGTATCAATGAAGTTAATGAGTTAACTCCTGAAGTATTAGAAACAATACCTAGAAAGATAGATCCTGTAACAAATCAACCAGAAGAGTCGTGTAAAGGTGTTGAATGGGAAGCACCAATTGAAGATCCTGAAGTTATCTTTTCAGGTGGTGGGGGAGTAGGTGTCGTTGGAAACCCTGTCTTTGGTACTGATGGAACACTACTTGCTGTTGATTTAGTATCTGGTGGATTTGGATACAAGTATGCTCCTGTTACAAAGTTAAGAGATGTTAGTGGGAAGGGTGCTGGTGCTCATTTAGTTTCTATAGTAGGTGAAATTGCAGATACTGAAATACTTTATGATAAGAAAGAAGATTTTGAAGATTATATTATTGATGATACTGAAGAAGAGGTGAAGGATATATGGTATGGTCCTGATGGAAAAGAAATAGGTGTATGGGATCCTTCTTTATATTTGGGAGAAGTTGGACAATCATTTGATACAGTAACTGATGATTATATTAAAAGATTACAAGAGATTGCTAATTCAGGTATTGCAGGAGTTGGAGGTGCTGGACAAGATTTTGCTGGTGTATTCTGGTGGGCTGCTAAACCTCCAGGTCCAAAGGCAGTAACCAGTAATGGAAAGACTACTAGAAATATTTACAAGGTAGAACATGTTGCATGGAATGAAACTCCACCACCTGTAGATAGTGAAGGTAATGTATTAGATTGGAGTACGAATGGGTGGTTGAATACTCATGCTATTTCTCCTATTCCTCCGTCTCATGCTAAGGGATCTGCTCGTGGAGGAGAGTTGTTTACTTTAGAATGGGATGTAGATTTTCCTTGGGATGGTGAGTATAGTTTTAGAGGAAGTGCAGATAATTCAGCAGTAGTTTATGTTGATAATCAAGAACTTACTAGATATGAATTGGGTTCTGGAGGTGCTGCTGGTAAAATTTTATCTCTTCCAACTATAGTAAAGAAAGAACTTACAGAAGGAAGTCATAATATAAGAATTGATTTAAGGAACCATGTACATAAAGTGAAGAAGAAGGTTCAAGCAAGTTCAAAAACTTATGGTTCTTTATTGCAAGTAGAAGATATTCCTCAGGTAGCAGCAGAAGATCAAGGTGGTGTTACTTACGATGATTTAACTTGTTATGCTAAGATGGGTAGGTTCTTTGATATTAATAGTAACAAAGCAAAATATAAAGTTGATCCTTCTCTTAATCAACCAGAAGGTTCTAATCTTGAGGTAGATTTTCGTGTAACTTCTTCCAGTGCTTTTATTAATAAAATTGAAGTAAAGGATTTATTTACAGAGCAAGGACCAGAATTAGTAAAAGGAGAACCAATACCTCCTGAGATTAGTCAGATAGAAGCGTCTGCTAAGTTTAGTTCTAGAGGATCTGGTAAGGATACCAAGTACTTTATGACAGTAACTGGTAATGATTTATTAGATATTCAATTAGAATTTCGTAAACATAATGATGATTCTGTAAGAGGTGGTGGTCATTCTGTAAATGCTATTACTATTCAAACAGAAGAAGAACCATTAGAATTATTGACAGGTCCACTAAGTCCTGATGCTGCTTGGCCTTTTGATAAAGCAATGATAACTGTGAAGACAGGACGCTTTAAGAATGGTAAAGAATATGAAATTACTTTTAGTGAAGCAAGATTTCAAGCGGCAGCACCAACACCAACGATTCAATTTTTTGGATTGAATGCAACAAATAATCCTATTGAAGTTAAGAATAATAATAAGACATTATGTTTAAAGGATAATAGTGGTTCTGATTGTAATGCTGAATTTAATATTGATAGTGGTGACTTTATCTTTTCTCCTGATGGTAGAAGTGTAGTGGGAGATAGGGGAATGATTACCATGACTTTATCTTGGAATGATAATCCTAATACTTCTGGAAAAGCAGTAAATCAAATTCAATTTGCAGGACAAAAGTGGTTTCAAACTAACTGCATACCTACTACTGGTGTTACTCCTGCTGGATATGCTAACACTACTAGGGGATATGTTAAGTTTAATGATGGTTTTAGAGTAACAGGATCCTATGTAACAAGTTATATTTCTACTTGGTTAACTCAGACAATCAGAACAGGTTTCACTTATCAAGAGGTCTTTGATCAAATTGTATCTTCTTATGCAACTATTCTAAGTAGGAAACCAGAGGCAGAGGGATTTGATTATTGGGTCAATTCATTTAGGGATAATACTAGTTGGACATTATCAAGTCTTAATGCAGCAATTTCTCAAGATGCTAACAACCTCACTACTGGTGAATTGTTATTACATACTGAACATAATGGTGTTGAAGGTAACTATGATGAATGTGATGAGAGCTTCTTTGCATCTAATTATGGTCAATCTCGTACATCGGGTAGTCAAACTCGTACTTTTTATTATACTACTGAAAATGCTCCCCCACCTCAAGTCTCTAATAATGATCAGCGACTTGCCTTCTTTGATGAGGATGTCTCTGAGGGTGCAAGTGTTAGTGAACCAGATTTAATTGGAGATGTAAGAGCACACTTTAATATACTTAACATAGAACAATTGTCAAAATCTGTTCCTTCTCTTCCAGCTCAGATGGAATTAAAGCAGTTGGAAAAGAATTTTAAAAAGACAGTTGTTGTTGGTAAAGTTTATCCTGTCACTGTCACTAATGCAGGACAGGGATTGATGGGTAATTTTCCTGCTCCTCTTCCTGCAATAAAAGTAAGAGATATTGTTAATCAAGATGTTCTAAACAGTAATAATACTGAGACTTCTGTAGAGATTACTAATGTTTTTAGCACTACAGAATATCAAAATTCAGCGAATAGAAAACTTTGGAGAACGAATGTTAATAAGAGGGGTGGATTTATGAATGATTATGGTGTCTGTCCTTTTGATACCCTTGATACTCTTCCTGATAATCCCTATGCAGGAACACATACTATTAGATGGAACAATGTTAACTTTCCTATTAGTGGAAACTATACTATTAGAGTAGCAGTAGATGATAATGTTGATCTTAAGATAGGTACTAAGAAAGGTGGAAATGTTCTTACAATTTCAAAGGAAGGATATATCTTTCCTGCGGATGGAGGAATTAAAAGCACAGGAGTAGGAACTTATGTAAGATATATTGAAGCAGGAAAGTATACTATTCAAGCAGATCTTGAGCAGATTCCTGGTGGTAAATTTGGATTTGGTAAGATAAGAAAGGATGGTGCTGTTCATGATTATAGTGGTCATGGATTAAATCCAATGGCTCTTGCTATTACTATTGATACTACTGTCTCTGATGTTGAGGAAGTAGTTAAACAATCCTGGCACGCTAACCCAATGGGAGTTGCTTTAAATATCAAAGCACCATTACCTCCTGCTCCTGTTCAACCAATACCTAAGCAGGAAGGTAGATGTCCTTCTAATCCTGTTTGGTCTACTAGATTCCCTAATGCAAAGGATGGTACATGGTATCCTGTAAGGTTTGATAGTTGGACTAAGTTTCATAATAAGTATGGCATGTCTCCAGTACCTCCTCTTCCAATAGGAGGCACTGATAATGGTGGAGTTCCTTTTAGTAATAGATGGGATGTACAGATTCCTTATGATGGTTGGTATAAACTTAGAGCAACAATAGATGACATTGGAACTATATCTATTGATGGTGATGTAAAATTAGAGCTTAGTAATAAAAATAAAGTTGAGACTAAAGATGAATTATTTTTCTTATCAGAAGGATTAAAAGAAGTCGAAGTAGTGATTGAAAATAATAGTACAAGAAGAGTAAAAATGATTGACCAGAAGGTCTTTAATACTAAAGATTGGGTTGATATTGATCCTCCTAGAGGTGGTGGTATTGAGAAGGATGTTAGTTTTAAAGTAAGTACTAACACTGCTTTTCAGAATTCTATAAAAATTAAAGGTTTATTATTTGAGCAAGGACCAAAATGGGAATCTACTACTTCAACTAGAACTGAGATCAGTTCTAATTTTATTACTAATCTTATTCCTGGTCCCACTACTCCTGCTGCAGTAGAATTTATAAAGAGGGATAGTAAGTATTATTTAAAAGCATCTGGTAACAAGAAAGTTCAAGTTAAGTTTGATTTTAGATGTGTAGCACCAATATTTAAAGGAGGAGCTGTTCTTCCTGCATGTGTACCTAGTACTGGTATTACTCCTGCTGGATATGGTAATACTATTAAGGGATATCTTTTATATGAAGATGGTTTTGTATCGAATAATGATTTTGTAACAAGTTATATTTCTACTTGGTTAACTGATATAATCAAAGGAGGTCAACCTATATGCGAACCTACTACTGGTATTACTCCTGCTGGATACGGTAATACTATTAAGGGATACCTTAAGTTCAATGATGGTTTCATTATAAATTATGACTTTGTAACAAGTTACAATCCTATTTGGTCAAATGATATAATCAAAGGAATACTGGGTGTTAGTCAAGTTTATACTTATCAACAGGTCTTTGAACAAATTACAGAGTCTTATGCAACTATCCTAAGTAGAAAACCAGAGGCAGAGGGATTTGATTATTGGGTTAATTCATTTAAGGATAATGTTGATTGGACATTAACAGATCTTAACGATGCAATCTCTACAGATGCTAATGATCCTACTACTGGTGAATTAGCAGTACATGCTGCACACAATGGTCTTGAAGGTAACTATGATGAATGTAATGATAATTTCTTTGCATCTAATTATGGTCAACCAACTCTTAGTCAAGTTTATACTTATCAAGAGGTCTTTGAACAAATTACAGAGTCTTATGCAACTATCTTAAATAGGAGACCAGAGGCAATTGGGTTTGATTACTGGGTCGATTCATTCAAGGATAATGTTGATTGGACATTAGCAGATCTTAATACTGCAATTTTTGATTCTGCTAATGAATCTCCTGGTGGTGAATTCTTACTAAACACTTCACATAATGGTCTTGAAGGTAA